TGAGATCGAGACCTATTGCCTTAAGCGCGCCTTAGAGCTTTCCCAAGGCAATAAGGCCGAAGCGGCTAGAATACTTCACCTTCATCGAACCACATTCCACGAAAAGCTTCGAAAGTGGTGCCCAGATCTAGTCTAAAGCCTCCAAAAAACACCTGCGCTACTTGTAGATGACTCAAAGTAGACCCTTAAGCCTTAAACGCCTTCGCCAAATACTAAAACTAATGGATGAGTACGGCGCCGAATCAATCACAATTGACGGCGTAAGCTTAACCAAGCGCCCAAAGCAGACCCAGTTCATTGAGTCAGCGGGCCCGAACCTTCCCCGTGCTCTTAATGAGTCGCGCCTTCCGATCTCAATTGAAGAACTAGATAAAGAGATTCGTGAAAACCTAGGGCTGGGTAACTAGGTGGCTAGGATTAAAGAAAAGTTCACAAAAAAATCAGACCAAGGCGGCAACGTCATCGTTGAAAAACACAACGGGCAGGCCGATGCGGGCGAAATTAACCCCTTTTGGTGGGAAGTTGATGAGAATCAAATCCACGAGCACCTATTCCCTCTCGTGCAGCAAACCGAGGCCCGCCAAAGCTACAGGCGCGTTCAAAACTACCGGCACGCAAGCCTTTACTCAAACTTTGAGATTCGTAACCTTCAACTAGGTCTCTACAACACGCAGGCTGCGCGCGGTGTGCAAAATAGATCAAGAGTTACGTTAAACGTCGTTAAATCGTGCATCGACACGGTCGCTTCAAAAATCGCAAAAACGAAACCTAAAGTTTTGTTTCTCACCGAAGGCGGGGACTTTAAACTTAAACGAAAAGCTGAGCTTTTAACCGCCTACGTTGAAGCCAAATTTGAGGAGATGGGACTTTATGAACAAAAGCAAAAAAGCTTTGTTGATTCAGGGATCTTTGGCACAGGCGAGACCAAATTCTTCATCGAAGATGACAAGATCAAGTGTGAACGCATTATTGTGGACGAAGTTATTGTTGAGGACGCGGAAGGTATATATGGAAGTCCAAACCAAAAACACCAAACTCGTCTCGTAAATAAAGAACTCTTAAAGGCCGTATTCCCTAAGTTTGCCTCCCGGATCCAAGATGCGGCCGGGAGTATCCAAGGTCTCTCAGCTTCGCAAAGTAAAACGAGCCTCATTAAAGTTATCGAAAGCTGGCGGCTTCCCTCAAGCGAGGGCGCCAAAGATGGCAAGCATGCAATCGTAATTGAAAATGCCACGCTCTTTGAAGAAACCTACGAGAAGGCCTATTTCCCTTTTGACACCCTAAGATGGGCTGACAACGTCACCGGCTACTACGGCATGGGGATTGCCGAAGAGCTCATCGCAATTCAGTTAGAATTAAATTGGTATCTAGAGAAAATTCAAACCGTGCACCACTACGTATGCGTGCCAAGGGTGTGGGTTGAAACCGGCTCGGGCGTAAATACTTCGCACATTACAAATGATAATCGCGGCGCCGTCGGGAAATATTCTGGCACCCCGCCCTTATTTAATACCGCGCCTGGGCTCTCGCCTGAGGTCTACGAGCACATGCGCTTTTTGTATCAAAAAGCCTACGAGATTGTGGGCGTAAGCCAGCTCTCGGCTAACTCCTCCAAACCTGCCGGGCTTAATTCGGCCGTGGCACTAAGAGAATTCCAAGACGTTGAGTCAGACAGATTCGAGCTCGCAGGCCAGAGATGGGAAAATTCCTTTCTGACGGATGCGAGAATGGTCATCGATTTGACAAAGGACCTGGTTAAAAAAGGCATCGATCCCTACGCCAAGATCTCATCTAAATCTGGAATTCGCCTTCTTAAGTGGTCTGAAGTTTCAATGGAGGATGATCAGTATGAGATTAAAACCTTCCCCATCTCGATGCTTCCCTCGCAGCCCGCAGGCAAGCTTCAAACTGTCACCGAATTAACTCAAGCGGGCTTTATTGATAAAGACTCAGCGCTTGATCTCTTAGATTTCCCAGATCTTAAGGCCTACCTAAACCGTAAGAACGCGCCGCTAAAAAATATCGAGCGGCTTATTGAGCTTATGGTCTTTGAGGAAAAATACGAATCCCCTGAGCCCTACATGAATTTGGATCTGGCCATCGACCTCGTGCAAGAAAGCTACCTTTACTACCGAAATGAAGGCGCAACGGAAGCTGGCCTTGAGCTTCTGCAAAGATTCCTAGCTGACTGCAAAGCACTCCAAGACATGGCAGCGCAAGCCATGCAGGCCCAAGCCATGCAGGCTCAAGCCGCAACTCAGCCACCGGGGGCTGCACCTCAGGCAGTGCCTCAAGCTCCGCCTCAGTCAGATATTTTACCTAACTCACCCGGGCAGGCCGCTTAATGCCTGTCTTTAGAGTGTTTCAAAAAGTCTCGCATGAAGAGGTTCCTAATTCGATTGTTAAAACCACAAGAATTACCGGGCGTGATTTAAAGCACGCCATCGAATTAATCAGAGCCTCGCCTGGCATAAAAAGAGACTTAGCTAAAAAGTACTGGGCCAAAGAAACCGACTCTCGTGGCCGCACGCTCTACATCGAAATTGAAGCCGAGGAGCGTTACACGCTCGATAGCTCAAAACCCAAAGATCACTAGCACGAATCTGTTTTTTTAAATTCTTTTAAAGGGGGAAATCCATGGAAGTGCCGCCAAACGTAATCGTTGAGAAACTAAACGCCCAAACTGCAGAGCCTGAGTCAAAAGATACTCTGGCCGCAACGCCAACGCCGCCGACCGAAACGCCGGCTGCAACTAATGATTTAAACCTAGATGACATGCGGAAGCGCATCGTCAATTTATCTAAAAGAGATAAAGAGCTACTAGCTCGCGAGAAAAAAGCCAAAGAGATTGAAGAAAAGTACGGCAAATACGCCGACGTAGATAAGCTTTTCTCGACCGCTAAGACCGATTCGGCCGCCTTTGATGAAATCATCAACCGCTCAGGCTTAACGGTTGATGAAATCGTGCAGCATTTCCTTAAAAAAGACAAACCTACGGGGCCCGAAGATAAGGTCCTCTCAATTGAAGAAAAGCTCAATCGACTCGAAGAAGAGCGCCGGCTTGAAAAAGAAGATGCCGAGAAGGCCAAAACCGCCAAAGAAGAGACCGAAAAACAAGCGCGCCTTAATGAGGAAGTGTCTTTGTTTAAAAAGACAATCTCGGCCCGGATAGACACTGATCCGGATAAATACGAGCTCATTAAGACAATGGGAGCCGAAGCTGAGGTCTTTGAAAGCGTTGTTCTTGCCATTAAGGAAGCCGTGTCTAAGGACCCGGAAGCCTACCCGACAAGAGAGAGCGTCGAGGAGTCACTCCTGCCTAAGATAATGGACCTCGTGGAAGAGGAATTATCAAAGGACATTACAAGTAAATTTGAAAAGCTGCGCATGGCTAAAAAGACCCAAGGTCTATTTGGCGCGCGCGTAGCTGAGAAGTCCGCACCGAAAGATATTCCGGTCAGGACGCCGACATTAACCAACAAAATGACTGCTGCTTCTTCGGCGCCCGGAAAAAGACTTCTTTCAAAAGAGGAGTCCCTAAGGGAGATCGCCAAAAAGTATCAGTTCTAATCACAAGGAGTGATACACCATGGCTTCAGGCCTAAATTTAACCAGCTTCGATGCTGCTCTCAAAGAACACTATTCCGACGACCGCGTAGAAGTGATGTCGTATGAAGACAACGCTCTTTTCGCGCTCACCTCTAAAATGGAAGATTTTGGCGGTCGCGGATTGCCCATTCCGATTGTTTATGGAAATCCACAAGCCCGATCGGTAAACTTTGCCACCGCGCAATCGCGCTCAACTGTTTCTAGCTCACAGCTTAAATACTGGGAGTTAAAACGGGTTAAAGATTACTCGTTTGCAACTATCGATAACGAGACCATGGAAGCATCAAAAGGCGACAACAATGCCTTTTTAGAAGCTGCCACGCTTGAAATTGATGGCTCGATCCACTCGCTTGTTAGATCCATTGCCACGGCTCAGTACCGATCAGGCTACGGCGATATCGGCCAAATTGGCTCGATCTCGACCACCACGATCACTCTTCTTGATGCAAACAGCGTTACTAACTTTGAAGTTGGCATGATGCTCGATTTGTCGGCTACTCAAAGCGGCGCGCTACGATCAGACGGCTCATCGGGCAATGGTCTTATCATCACGGGCATTGACCGCTCGGCAGGTGTGTTGACCTTCGGCTTCAACGTCACTGACTCAACCAACGGTATCCCCGCAGCTGCAGCCAATGACTACATTTTCCAAAGCGGCGACCACGTAGCGTCGACCTTAACTAAGATTGCAGGCCTTGAAGCTTGGCTTCCTGCTACGGCTCCTACTGCTGGCGATTCTTTCTTTGGTATGGATCGATCGGCAGATGCTTCGAGATTAGCTGGCCAACGCTTTAACGGCGTAGCTCTTCCGATTGAAGAAGTTTTGACCACAGCAAATGCATCGGTAGCTCGTGAAGGCGGAAAACTTTCGCACTTTTTCATGAACTACGCCAAGTACTCAGCATTAGAAAATGCCTTGGGTTCAAAAGTTCAATATGTCGACGTGCAAATGCGCCCTGAGATCAGCTTTCGCGGCATCATGGTTAACGGCGTGCGCGGCCCTATCCGCGTAATCCCTGATCAAAACTGCCCGAACAACCGAATCTTCGGACTGCAACTCGACACCTTCAAAGTTTACAGCCTCGGTAAAGCGGTACGAGTTATCGACACCGACGGTCTGCAAATGCTCCGCCAGGCAACTAGCGACGGCGTTGAAGTTCGGTACGGCATGTACGGTAACCAAGGCTGCAGAGCTCCTGGCTACAACATCAACATCCAAGTCTGACCCTAAGTTTTACGGGCTGGGAAATAACTCCCGGCCCGTCCTCTTCGGCGCCGGGGGGCTACCCGAAGTTGCAATACCTAACCTTAAGGAACGGAAATTAAAATGGCAGCACGCCGCTTTGAACAATTTCAATTATCACTAGAAAAAAAGGTCGTAAGTTTGTGGGGCAAGGTCGCTATCGGCTCAACTGGCGCGCCCACGATTAACGCCGCTCAGTCGCAAGGCATTAAGTCGATCACTAGAAACTCAGCCGGTAATTACACCGTCACTCTGCAAAATACTTATCAAAGAATTTTGTTTTTTGACGTCGCAATCGTATTGGCCTCGGGCGCTCCGGTGACCTCATCTGGTTCACAATTTATCCTGCGATCGGACAGCACAAATACCGAGCCGCCGACTTTTGTGATCGAAAACGTGAACAACGCCGGCACCGCAGCCGAGCTTGTCTCGGGAACTACGGTCCTATTTTTAGTCCAGCTCAAAAATTCTAGCGTCTAGTAAAAAGAGGGGGCCTCAAATGCTCATGAACAATCAAAAATCCAAATTACCGCAGCTGATTGCAAGTCGTCTTGGGGAGGGATCAGGCGAGGAAAGCTACGTCGATAACGCTATAGCTGAATCCGACACTGGTCTTGGAAAAAAACTTGCAGTTGAAAAACTTATCTCAGCTGTGCATGGAAAAGATTCTAGTGCAGCGCTTGAGGCCCTATCTGATTTTGTAGACCTTCACTTCGGAGATGAAGCAGAAGAAGATGAGGAAAGCGGCACCTAATGCCGTTTACCTTATCAGCCCTTCGCACGCTAGTTAGACAAAGGTCTGACACCGAAAACGACGGGCACATTACCGATGCCGAGCTCACAAATTATGTGAACGCCAGCTTTGCTGAGCTTTATGATATTTTGACCTCGCGCTTTGAAGATTATTTCATCACCGAGCCTGCGCCTCAGTACGTCTTAACCGGCACAACCAACACGATTTCACTGCCTGCTGATTTTTATAAAATGCGCGGTCTCGATTACCTAGCTAACGGCACGGACGACTGGGTTGAAGTTAAGAAATTTAACTTTGCCGATCGAAATAAAAGACGTACGGCAATTTCAAGGCTCGCAAATGGCTATCCATATCGAGAGTATCGGGTTTTAGGGTCTTTGATCACTATTAATCCGCCTCAGCAGGCGGCAGGGACTTATCAGCTTTGGTACATTCCGCGCTTTGCACCACTGGTTTTAGATTTGGATGTTTTAACGGGCGTTTTAGATTTCGAAGAATACATCGTCGTTGATGCCGCACTTAAATGCGTAATTAAGCAAGAGGGTGATATCACGGCCCTTAAGCTCTCAAAAGCTGACCTAGTTAAACGCATCTCCGAAATGGCTTCTAACCGCGACGCTGGCGAACCGGAAACGATCGCCGATGCCTCGGGCTCCTTTCTTAACCGCGGGATGCTCTGGCAATGACGGTTAGAAAAATCAACACCGATAATTATGAGATGGGGAAAATTCAAGACAATCTTTCCTCGGCTATCGATTCGCTAACGAAAACCTATCCGCTTTTAAATGGTGTTTTCGTAAAGGCTGCAATCGGCACCGCGGACACAATTGTAAACCACGGTCTGCAGCGCCCGGTTGTTGGATTTTTGATCACAAGGCGAGACGGGTCGCCGAACGTCTACGAATCAAGCACTACAAATAACAGACCGTCCGATTGCATGATTTTAAAGGCCTCAACTGCCGTCAACGTAACGATTTACTTCTTTTAGTTTTGCCCTGGGGGGATTTTTTATGGCCACGACAACCACAACACCGCTAATGAACTTGGTGCTACCTATCCCAGGCCCCACTGGCGAGCCGGGCCCCACGTACGCAACTGATCTGGTAACGGCATTAAACGTCGTCGACTCGCACACGCATGCCAGTGGCTCTGGAAGCCAGATCACACCGGCCGGCCTAAACATCAACACCGACTTTTCGATAAATTTAAATAATCTCACAAATATTTTAAGCGTTCGTTTAAATAACGGCTCAGTACTTGCCGGCACGAACGATAAAAATTGCCTTTATGCCTCAGGCGGTAATTTGTTTTACAACAATGCCTCAGGCACTTCGATTCAGCTCACCGCGGCCGGCGCAATTAACGTTGCCTCGGTTGGCACGATCACGGGCGATTATTCTACGAGCTCGGCAGCTCTTGCCTACAGCAATACCTCAAAAAGCTATCAGTTCTTGCAAGGCACGCCCAACACGTCTTTTTCGGCCTCGATTGTTTCAGGCCCAATTTCGATTACCGAGCCCGTGGCTTCTGGAAATGCGGTCACACTTAAAACTGTTACCTCGCTCGGATCATCGATCACGTTGACCTTGCCTGGAGCTTTGCCTGCATCGAACTTGCCCGTCTCCCTTGATAACTCAGGCAATTTGACGGCGGCACAAATTCAGACTGCGCAGATTGCAAATCTCGCCGTAACAACTGCCCTGATCGCCGCCGCTGCAGTGACAAACACCCAATTGGCAACAAGCGCCGTGGGGCAAGCAAACCTTGCTGCCAGGGCTACCGGGTCAACTGTGGGTGCAGGGGGTATTGCGACAAGTTCAAATATTACATTCGTAGGATCGGGCACCACTGCAACTAACGTTACAAACGCGTCGGTCACTATCACAACAACCGGAAGGCCTGTGAAGATTTTTCTTCAGCCAACGGGCAGCACTGCTTCAAGTATTAGTACGGCGGCAGCAAATGGAGGTGACTCGACTTTTACAATTCTCCGCGGCGGCTCCGTTATTGCTTCGTTTGAAACGAGCTGGTTCGCGGGTCTTAGCGGGGCAAATGCCACCATGAAGCTTCCCTGTAGCGTTATCTCCTTTACGGATCCAAATCTGGCCGCCGGAACTTACACCTACACAATGCAAGCATTCGGAAGTTCCTCAG